GCAACATCCGCAGCGAGCCCGATTGGTATCAGCAGGAGCGGATCATTCAGGATCAGATCGTCGGCGAGTTCAACCCGAACAAGCTGGCCGAGGCTTTGGACGATGCTGACGGCGCTCCCATCGTTCGCCGCGATGGCTCGATTGCTGCTGGCCACAAGAGGGTTGAAGCATTGACGCGGATTTACCAGGCGAACGGTGCCAAGGCCATCGAGTACCGCCAGTTCATCAAGGACAATGCCCGCGACTTTGGGCTCGATCCTGCTGCCATTGATGGCATGAAGAAGCCGGTACTCGTCAGAGTGCCCGATGAAAGCCGTCCTGCCGGCGCCGAGTTTCCGCCGGACATTTCCCCGGACACGAATTTCCGCCGACCCGCACCAGATCAGGCCGCAGTGATGGACATGGCCGGCGAAGTCCAGAACGGCACCTGGAACCCCGGCGCGAACTACGTGCCCTTCGTGGATCAGATGCGCGCGCCGGAAGCCAAGGCGGCTAGCGTTGCCGATCTGCCGGCACCGAAGCGGCGCGAGCACATCATCAGCGAATTCGCCTCGGCCATCGGCACGACGGTCTATGAGGGGCGTGTGAAGGGTGACAAACGCCTGGGCTACTTCCGCCCGAAGATCGAGGAAGTCCGCACCAAGCACGCGAACGACATCGAGGTAGCCGGTCATGAGGTTGCGCACCTGATTGATTTCCGCGTGCCGGAACTCAAGAAGGCATGGAGCACCGACAAGGCACTGGCGGCGGAATTGAAGTCCGTCAGCTACGACCAGAAGAACGTCCGCGAAGGCTGGGCCGAAGGCATGCGCTTGTGGCTGACACAACCCGAGACGCTGGAAGCCAAGGCCCCGCGTGTGATGGCCTTCATCGAGGACTTTGCCAACAGCCACGAATACGGCAAGCCGCTACGCAGGGCACAGGAGCAGATGACAGGATGGTTCGGTCAGGACGCCCTGAACCGCGCACGCTCGAAGATCGGCACCGAAACCCCCCTGCGGGAGTACATGGATCGCTTTTGGGACAAGTTCCGGCAGGCCACCGTCGATGATCTCCACGGCATCTACAACATGGAACGCAGCATGTTGGGTGAGATTCGCGCGAATGGCCCCTATGAGTCCGCGCGCACCAGCCGGGCATCCGCCTCGATTGCCGATGGTGCAGTCCGTTTCGGCTACCCGGTTAAGAATCCAGATGGTTCCTTCAAGTTCGCCGGCAAGGGCCTCGAAGAGATCCTGCAACCCGTCTCGAAGAGCATCGATGATGCCCTGCTGTACTTCGTCGGCCGGTCCGCCAATGAACTGATGGGCCAGGGCCGCGAGCATCTTTTCACCAAGGGCGAGATCGACGCCATGCTCAAGCTCAAGACACCCGAGCGGGCCAAGGCATTCGAGGAATACCAAGCCTGGAACAAGGGCGTGCTCGACTTCGCCGAAGCTCAGGGCGTCATCAACCCGGAAGCCCGCGCACTCTGGCAGCGCACGCAATACCTGCCTTTCCATCGTGTTGAGCAGCCTGGCGGCATCAAGGGCAAACCCGGCGATTGGGCCGGCATCCAAGCCTTGACGGGCGGAACCACGAACATCAAGGACGTGCTCGGCAACATGATCGGCAATGCCGCGATGTTGATTGATCGCTCCGTCAAGAACGAAGCCCGGCGCAAGGTGGCCAAACTGGCGCAGATGGAAGGCGGCGGCAAGTTCATGGTGAAGATCGAGCCCGGCGAGAAGATGATCAAGGTTTCCGGCGATCAGGTCATTGAGCAGCTTCTCAAGAAAACCGGCATTGCCCTCGATGGCGACGCGCCGGCCTTCTTCGAGTTCCTGGTGAAGGGCCAGCCACCGGCCGGAAACAACGTGGTGGCGGTCCTGCAAGGCGGGAAGCCGCTCTGGTTCGAGGTCGGCGATCCGATCCTGTACCGGGCGCTGAAAGCTATCGACCGGCCGCTCATGAATCAGGTTGTCAAGGTGCTCGGCTGGCCCAAGCGCGTCGGGCAACTGAGCATTACGGCTACCCCTGACTTCTGGATGGCGAACATGGCCCGCGACACTTTGATGGGAACGGTGATGAGCCGGGCAGGCTTCCGGCCGATCCTGGACAGCATCAAGGGCATGGCCACGCGCATGACTTCGGATCCGGCCTACAAGGACTATCTGGCCAACGGCGGCGGGCTGTCCTCGATCTTCCTCGATGAAACGCATCTGCGCTCGAAACTGGAGCGCTACTACCGGGATCAGGGCATCGACTACCGGACTGTCCTCGATACCCCGGACAAGCTGCTGACCTTCGTGGAAACCCTCGGCGATGCCTTCGAGATGTCCACGCGCCTGGGCGAGTACAAGCGGGCCATTGCCGCAGGAGAGAACCCACGGCATGCGGCCTACCTCGGCCGGGAAGTCTCGACCGACTTCGCCATGCGCGGCGACTCGAAGGCCCTGGGCTTCATGTACGACACGGTGATGTTCCTCAAGCCGGCTGTCGTCTCCTGGGATCGCCTATACCGCGGCCTTGCCCACGATCCGAACAAGGGCGCGATTGCCGCCAAGGCCGGCATGATGGCCATGTTCTCAGCAGGGCTCTACCTCTTGAACCGGGAAGATCCGCGTTACGCCGATCTGCCGGATTGGGATCGGGACGCGAACTGGCACTTCTTCATCGGCGACCAGCATTTCCGCTGGCCGAAGATTTGGGAAATCGGGGCCATGTCCTCGGCAGCGGAGCGATCCGTCGAGAAGATCATGGACGAGGATCCGCAGGGCCTGGGCAAGGACTTCGCCCGCATTCTCGGCGCGACCTTCAATCTGAACCTGATGCCGCAGATCCTCGCCCCCCTGTACGAGCAGGGCGCGAACCGCAACAGCTTCACGAAGTCGCCGATTGAAACCCCGGGCATGGAGGGCGTGCAACCCTTCCTGCGGGCCAAGCCGGGCACCAGCGAGACGATGAAGGCGGCCGGCATGGCGACCCGGGATAACCCGGAATGGGCGCAGGTCAATCCGGTACGGGCCGAAGCGCTACTGCGCGGCTACTTCAACACCTGGGCCATGTACGGGCTCATGCTCACCGACCAGGCGCTCTATGGTGACAAGCTGCCCGAGAAGCGCACCGATGAATTGCCGGTAGTGCGACGGTTCTATGCCAACGAGCCGGCCAAGCACACCAAGCATGAATCCGAGTTCTACGACCTGTTGAGCGAGGCCAAGCGGCTACGCGGCACCATGCGCGAACTGGATGACCGCGGGCTGACCGGCTACGCCGATACCAAGGAGCAATCGCCCCTGGCCGGCGAAGCGAAGCCCCTGGAGCGGGCCGCCAAGAACCTCGGGGCGATCAACAACGAAATGACGCAGGTACGGCAGGACGGCAACCTGACGCCGAGGCAGAAACGGGAACGCCTCGATGCGCTGACCGTCGAGCGCAATGCCCTGCTCAAGGCAGCGGTACAGGACAGCAAGGCCGCGCAGAAGGCGAAGGCGCCAACAGCGGCCGACATGGCGAAACGCGGCATCAACCAGGAGTAGTGACAATGGATCTGAGAGCAACCCTCGGTTACGAGGCATTCAAGAAGGACGGCATGGGCCTGTTCGTCAAGGCGATGACGGATCCGGAGGCGGCCGGCAAGTTGGCGACCGACATGCAGACGCTGCTCGAGGCGGCCTGGAACCAGAAAGGACAGGCCGGGGGCGCGATGATGCTCTGCCGCCTGGTCGGCTATGTCGAGGGGCTGGCCGGCGTGGTGGATGGCATTCACAAGGCCGGCGTGCAGTTCCTGCCGATCGAGGACGAGGACGGCCAGCCGATCAGCCTGCGCGTCGTGCTCTATCCGGAATCGAAAGCCAAGCCAGCGAAACCGACGAAGCCGCCCACCGACCTGGACAAACTGAACGGCCAGGAATACGAGGCCGCGCTCGCGAAGATGACGGATGCCGAGCGCGCTGCACACTTGAAGAACGACTGACCAAGGAGAGAACCACATGAATGCGAAAGACTTCATCACACGGCAACTGGCGACAACCGGCTGGGCGCCGATTCATCCCGACGTGGCCAAGCTGATCGATCCGGAGGCCGGCAACGCGAACGTGCAGCGCGATCTGAGCGCGGACCAGCGTCATCCGGAGCATCTGCTGCGCATCTTCCCGCGTACAGCCCTGTGCATGTCCAAGGTGGAAAGCTACGGCCGGGTGCCTATTCTGTACCGTTCGCCCCTGGTCCTGGCCGAACGCATCGCCTTCCTGACGGGCGGCGAGGTTGAACTGATCGAGGATGCCACGCTGCCGAAGGTGGCTGAGCCGGTTCGAGTCGTGGAAATGTTCAAGCGCCCGGCTGCTGATGAGCGCCTGGAACGCTTGAAGGCACTGGCAGCGCAGGAACTGCCGGGGCACGAGTGTTCCCTGCGGACAGACATTCTGAAAGCCAGGGCGGAGCTCGAGCGCGCAGCATGAGCCCACTCGATCAAGCCTGCACGCTGCTGGCCGATCTGCTCAATGATGGGCCGCGCAACGCCGCCGAAATCCTTGCCGCTGCCGAAGGCGCCAAGATTGCCGGGCGGACGATGCAGCGGGCAGCCGAGCAGATGGGCGTCATCAAGACGAAAGACGGGTTCGATGGTGGCTGGACTTGGGCACTTCCTGCCGAAGATGCCAAGGCAGAGAGCGGCATTCAGGAGCAAAACGCGGCGGCTGAAATGTTCGAAGACACTAACGTTTCACTAAGGGTTGAGCCTGAGATTGCACAGGTTCCGGCTAGGGTTGATCCAGAGCCGAGCCGGGCCAATGTCATCGCCGCCAGGCTGCGCAAGCTGGAAGCGGCCAGGGGCATGAAGGGGCCTTTCTATCCGCAGGACACCCGCATCAAGGCATGGGTGCGGGCCGGCATCAGCGATCCGGATCTGCGCGAAGCCTATGAACGGGCGACGACTGAGCATCGCGGCATGCTGACGGCCGGGATCCTGGATAACTACGTCAGCGCGGTAATGGCCGAGGCCATGACCTGATCCTGCACCTGACAGAAACACTATGCCGAGAAAAACAGCAACCGCCTGGAAGCCCGGACAGTCCGGGAACCCGGCAGGACGCCCAAAGGGCTCGAAGAACCGCGCCACCATGATCGCACTGGCATCCATGGAAGGCGAACTGGACGCCATCGTGAAAAGCGTCATCAAGGCAGCCAAGGCCGGCGACATGGTTGCCGCGCGCCTGGTAGTCGACAAGCTCATCCCTGCCGCCAAGGATCGGCCCGTCAGCATCAACCTGCCGCAGATTACGGACGTTGCTACCTGCAATCAGGCACAGGCGCAGATCACGGCATCCGTGGCCAGCGGCGACCTGCTGCTGAGTGAGGGCGAGGCGCTTGCCGGCCTGGTCGAGCATCAGCGCCGGGCTCTGGAGACTCACGACCTGGCGAAACGTCTCGAAGCCATCGAGCAACAACTGAGCAAGGGGAAATCATGAGCGTGCAGATAGCCAGGCGCATCAGGAAGGCCGAGGAAGCCGCGGCCGCCAGGAATCCGGCCCATCGTCCGGTCAAGATGATGTTCTATCCCGACGATGCCTGCGACGTGGAACGCTTTAACCAGGAAGTCGAGCAGGCAGTCCAAGAAGGTTTCTTCGTCATTCGGATCGTGCCGCTGCAACCGGAGGCCAGGACATGAGATCGCATCTGCACAACCGCGTCAGCAAGATCGAACAGGCCGTGATGGCCAGTAAGGTCAAGGCAGGCCAGCGGGATCCGGAACTCGTTTCATTCCTTGAGAAGTTCGGCATACCTTTAGACAGGACACCTTCTGGTATTTCTGCCAAGGAGTACCTTGACGAGGTTTTCAAGAATCTGAAGCCTCGGATCTTCATGCCGGTGAAGAGCGAGGAAGAGAGCGCGGAGATCGCGCGTAGGCTGGAAATGTTCGCGCGCAGGGATGGCCAGGAAACCTGACGCGCTTCGGTGTCGTGCAGATCGCCAGTATCAAGTCGCGGGATGATGCAAAGCTGTGGATCGGCCGCAACCTTGCGGAAGCGGCCCTTGCTGACGTTTGTATCTGAGGCTGCGGGGGCTTGTCATCGCCTTGTCCGTAGCCTGCTGCCTTTCGGCAGTCTCACAGGCCCGACGAGCGGGGATCTGGCCTCATGCCGTGGCTAATTCTCCGGCCGGCTTTCTTCGTGGAGCCTTGCGGGGCTTGGATTGGGTAACAGCCGGGGCGGCGTGCAGTTTCATCTTGAGTGCCTTGATGACCTTGAACACGGTCGAGAACTCAGGATTGCCGGAAGCGGAAAGGGCCCGGTAAAGCCCTTCGCGCGTCAGACCGGTATCGCGGGCAAGCTGTGTCATGCCGCGCGCCCGGGCAATGTCGTTGAGGGCGGCTCGGACTAGGCTACCGTCGCCGGAATCCTCTTCCAGGCAGGCATCCAGGTAGAGCGCCATGTCTTCCTCTGTTTCAAGGTAGTCGGCGGCGTCCCATCGTGTGAATTTCTCAGCCATGTTCAATCCTTCCATTCCTTGGCGATCTTGATCGCCGTTTTGATGTCTTCGTCCTGCGTCCGCTTGTCGCCTCCGGCCAGGAGCACCACTACCACCGAGCCGTGCTGCATGAAGTAGACGCGATAGCCGGGACCGTAATCGATGCGCATCTCGCTTACCCCATCACGAGCAACCTTCGCATCGCCGAAGTGGCCGGACTGCTGGACTCGTAAGATCCTCGCATTGATACGGGCCTGAGCCTGCCGATCCTTCAGCTTGCGGAACCAGTTCTCGTAGGTTTCAGTTTTGATGACTTCGATCATTGGGTAAGTGTAATCCATGATTTACAGTTGAGCAAGAACGAAAACCCCGGCCGGAGCCGGGGCGGCATCTCGTTGCAATTCAGGAGGTCGGCTATTTCCTGTTCCTGAACTGCAAGCGAGGTAGGGCATCGCCGCTGGTACTTCCTGAAACCGCTACGGCTTGAGCGCGCACATTTTCTGGAAGTAGATTCATATCTAGAACTTCGTACCAGGCGCCTGCCTTCCTGAGAATTCCGTCACGCTCAAGCTGCGCAAAGTCGATTGGCTCAGACATCAGGCGCGTCTGCTCTTCAAGTTTCTCGCGATCAATTATTGTCATGCCGCCTCCAGCAGTCCATCCGAGTCCATGAAATGCGCCCGCGCCTGCCGGGAAACTGCGGCATCCTGCGCCTGTTCGTAGGCTTGCCGCGCTACGTTCGCCTTCTGCATCGCGCTCCGGTGATATTGCTGCGCGTGTTCGAGCTTGCGCTGCGCGTTCGTCAGTTCGCGGTTCGCCTGCGTCGAGATGGCCCGCAGGGATTCGATGGTCAGGCCGGGCATGATGCCAACTCCCGTTCCTGTTTCTCGATCGCCTGCTCCACACTGTCGAGTGCGCGCAGTGATTCGGCAAAACGGCAGATCGTATCGGGCGCTCCAGTGGGATGTATCGGACGCAGATCGCCCGGAATCTGATCGCAACCAATCTCGACATGAATGTCGTATGCGTTGTCCAACCGCTCGATCTCGCCGAAACTGCTCAGGCCGATGAGCAATGCCTCGCGGATATAGCGGCATGTCTCAACGTCAATGAAATCAGAAATCGGCCTCGGCGCGACGGCGGCGACTTCCTTGAGTTTGGCGCGGGCGGTCATGCTGCACCGCCTTCCATGTTGGCTTTCGTGGAAGCGTGATCAATCTCATTCTTCAAAACTTGCGCACGCTCGGCCACCATTCGCATCAACATCGCCGCATCGCCCGAATCCTCTTCGTCGCCTTCGGAAACCATGATTTGTGCGGCTCTGGCCAGCACGCGAATGTCGTTCATCCCAAACAGGAACTCAGGAACATCGATATTGATAGGCTTGTTCATGCTGCACCGCCTTTCTCTGCGGCTTGGATCATATCTTCAAGCTGGTTGAAAGCCTCTATGTCCGAAGTCATGTCATTTATCACGCTGAACAGGTGCATTGCTGTCAGATCGCGGTTGCCCTCACTCTGGCTCTCGATCCAGGACAACCCGGCCATTGACGGTGCGACGATCTTTTCATTCTGCGCTTTCATCGCCCTAAGCCAAAAGGCAGCATTTCTTGGGTTGAACTCAACTTTAGTGGTGCTGCTGGTATTCTTGCTGGTAGCCATGTTGATCTCCTTGGTAGGTCACTTGGTTAGGGCCGACTTGGTGTTGCTGCACCTTGCCTGCCCGCTTAATCCTCAATTCTCTCGAATGGCTTGATCGCGCCGAGCTTCCGGCCGATCTCTTCCAGGTCGCAATCCTTTGCGACGACGACATTCCTGGCCAGGTCGACAACGTAATAGTCGCCAAAGTCCTGCCGTACGCGCTCACCCCGCGCTGCCCTCAACTGCTTCGATTCCTTCGATAGGGCTCGATTGATGCGCTGAACGGCCGCACGCTGGCTGATCGGTACGGTATTGCTCATTGCCGGTTCCTTGGCTGAGAATTGAGACAATGAGAATATAGAACAATGAGAGAATGAGCGCAAGCGGAATATTTCACGAGTCCGCCATCCTCTGGAAACCTCGATAGAACGTGGCTTTCCGTATCTCTCTCGTCTCGAACCGGCCAGGATCTGGCCTGTAGGTGAGCGTGCCAGCATCGGGATCGTGGGCGATCAGCACATCGTGTACGCCGAGATCTGCAATCGCAACAAGATTTCGCCACGCATCGGCAGCCGTGGCCTTCGGGTGCCGGCGCTTGTACTCGGTGACCAAGGTGTAGAGCGCATTCCTCTGCCTCGTAACCCTCACAGTTGAGCGCTTTTCGTTTTCTTGGCCCTTTTTCGGGCCGGTGGCGCTGTTTTTCTGCTCGGGGCTGTCTTGGTATTCGATTGCCATCGTTTTGCTCTCCTGCTTTGTCAGTGAATGTGTTCGCCTGATTCCTTGCGGCGTTCTTCGCCATCAATGGCAACAATTTCGCCCAGGCGGGGCTCAACCTTCTGCACCATCGATTCAATGCGCTGGGCAAGCTCGGCGGCTGCATAGGCGATCGTCATGGCGGATCCAACAGGATCGCTCTCGTACAGGACATGGCCAACATGATCGCGGGCGGCATTGGCCAAATCGCGCGCATCGCGTGCGGCGTAGTTCAATAAGTCACGGGAAACTTCGGCCAGGCTGACGGCCGTCGATGCGAGCTTATCCATGGGCCAGCCCTTTCTCGGTTGCCCGCCAGCGCCGGTAGGACGGATGGCGTGGATCGTGGACGCGCTCGACAAACCCCTGTGATTCCAGATAACGCAGGCCCCAGGTAATCATCCCGCGTGATGCGTTGAGGTTGAACCTCAGTTGTCCGTGTTCCATGTGCTGCGGATGAACCCGGCGCAGTTCGGCCAGGACGCGCTCAGTTGCACTGCCGGCCCGGATGCCAGTCGGGAACGGATTCATCGGCCAAGGTGGGCGCTCGGACTCGGCCTTCACTGCTGCCGCTGACGCGCTGGCGCTCAATAGCATTTCGAACATCGATGGAACTCTGCTCATGCCGCCACCTCGTCGGCAAAATCTGTTCCGATCCGCTCTGGCAGTTTCACCTCGACGGACAACCCGGCCGCGATCAGCCGTTTCGCCAGCCCCCAGGCTGCCGCCTGTCCGGTGCTGCTCACGTCGTTGTCGCCAAATACGATCACCTTGCGAACCTCCTTTGGGGGCTGAAATGACTCTACGCCGACTGCCGAGACGCACGACCAGACCGGCACGCCGAAAAGCTGCCGAGCCGCAAGCGCCGTCTCGATACCCTCGGCAACGCCGAGCACTTCGCCGGCCTGGTGCAGACGAATCGCTGCCCCCTTGATCGGCTTGCCTGGCATGAGCTTCTTCGGGCACGGCACTAGTGCCTTGCGGCCGTCTTGCAGGTACGTCCTATGCAACGTTGCACCCCTGCCGTCCGGCCCGGTCACGAGCGCCACCAGCGCCGGGAACTTGCCGAGCGTGTCGCCGCCGTCGCGATAGACGAGGCCGGGGTGCAGCCGCAGCGCCGACATGGGCAGGTCGACATGCAAGCCGCGCCCGGCCATGTAGCGCATCGCCTCGTCGCACTCGCGCAGCGGTGCCGCCTCAGACCAGACGCGGCGCAGAACGCGCAACTTTTCCTCGTCGCTGAAAGTCGGCGCTGGCGGGACGGCAGCAACGGTGCCGACGAGCTGCTCGACCTCGCGGGCGGCATCGCGGAATGACCAGCCCTTGAGGTTTTGCAGCAGCGTGAAGCCGTCGCCAGCGCCGCAGTGCGAGCAGAAGAACGTGCCGCGCCCGTCCTTGTCGTCGAACCTGAATCGATCCTTGCCGCCGCAGACGGGGCAGGCCGTGTGCTTGCCGGTCAGGAAAGCGGCATCGACGCCGAGCGCTGTGAGGATGCCGGGCCAGCGGCCGGTCGCCGCTTCGCGAACGTCAGGCCGTTGCATGGCTGCCTCCCTGGTCGCGGCGCTTGGCGTGCGCGATCTGGCGCGACTTGATCCAGGACAGGATTTCCGGCGTCGGCGTAGCGGATACCTTGCGCAGCCCGGCGGGATGGCGGCCGTCGAAGAATTCCGCGTACTTGTGCCACGCCCAGCCGTCCTGATAGCCGCGCGTCCTCGCGTAGCCGAGCAACTGCGAAAAGACCCACTGCCCGCTTTCCTTGCGGATCGGCTTCTTGACGCGCTTGACCTTCTCGAGCTCGCCGTCGCCGACGACGATTTCTGACTGGCGCTCCGGCGCGAAGCCGCACTGCGGGCAGGCATGCACCTTCGCCGGCTTGACGAATGCGCACTTCGGGCAGGGCTTCGGCAGCGGCTCCTTGCGCTCTTGTCCCTTGCCTGCCTGGGCCGGCTTGCCGTCGTGGAGAAACAGCGGCAGGTCGTCGGTTGCGAAGCCCAGCCGCTTGACCGTGCCGCTGTGGTCGAGCACCAGGGCGCGCTCCTTGCCCTCGTGCGGGCGCAGGACACGGCCGATCATCTGCAGGTACCGGATCAGGCTTTTTGTCGGGCGGGCGAGAATCAGCGTTCGGCAGGCCGGAAAATCCCAGCCTTCGGAGAGGATACCGACATTGCTGATGACCGTCGTCTCGCCGCTGGCGATGCGGCTCAGGATCGCGCGGCGCTCGTCGTCATCGGTGAAGCAGTCAATGTGCTCTGCGCGCACGCCGGCCGCCCGGAACTGCTCAACGATATGCTTGCTGTGCGCGATGCTGGCGGCGAATACCACCGTTGGCGTGCCGGCGGCAAGGCGCTGCCAGTGGGTCACGATGTCGCCGATCAGGTGCGGCTTGTCGACCGCCTCGCCGAGCGCCTTGTCGCCGTAGTCGATTTCACCGAAGGCGTTGCGCGCCGTCTTCACACCGGTCAGGTCGGGCTCGGCCGGCGCGAAGTAGTCGGCATCAACGAGGAATCCCTGTTCGATCAGATCGCCAATGTGTGCCGCGACAATCATCTGCTCGAACAGCGGGCCGTCAAGTTCGGAATATCGCTTGCCCAGCCCGACCGAGAACGGCGTCGCAGACAGGCCGATGATGGGCCGAGCGGAGTTGCTGAACACGACCTGCCGGAACTTCGACGAGCCGGCAACGGCATGGGCCTCATCGATCACGATCACGTCGCAATCCGGGAAGCCGCGCCGGGCTACCGTGTCGATGCTCCCGACCAGGACAGGTTGGTGCGTGTCGCGCGTGTTGTCGGCCTGGATGATGCCGTGCTCGATCCCGGAGGCGTAGAAGCGCCGGCTCGCCTGCTCGACCAGGTGAATCCGGTTTGCCAGGAAGATCGCCCGCTTGCCTTTCGCTTGGGCGCCCTTGATGATCGACAAGGCCATCTCGGTTTTGCCGCTGCCGGTCGGTGAGTAGAGCATCAGGCGTTGAGCACCCCCAGCCAGGGCAAGGCGCAGGGCATCGACGGCGGAGGTTTGATAGTTGCGGAGTTTCATTTTCCACCCCCCGGATTTTTTTGCTGGCCGCCGCCGTGTACACTCTCCGTAGGTAGACCATTGCCCCCTTGGCTAGGAATATCCAGCCCACTACGCTCCAGCCCATTACATTCCACTACAGCGGAACGCGACGCGACGCGATGCGGTCGCGTCATCATCGCGTCATCATCGCGTATCTGTCGCGTTGCTATCGCGTCAGGGTCGGGAGCCGGCAACTGACTCGCCCGCTCCTTGTTGTTGATGACCTGCAAGCGTGCGAATTCAGGAATGAACGCAAGCTGCTCACCATTGGCGACGTAGGGAACAACGAAGCTAGCGGACACGAGCTCATCAGCAAGCGAATTGATGTCGCAGGCGTCGAGTGGCAGATAGCGGAGCCGCAATGTTTTGGGATGCCATACAAGGCGGCCTTCGCGGTCAGCCTCAAGCCAGGTGGCGATGTAGAGCAGGCGCGCGAGCGGCGACAGTTCGGCGATATAGGCGTTGCTGAAAAAGTCGCGGGAGATTGAGCGATAGAGTACTGTCATAGCGCACCCCCAATCTGCCCGATGGCCTGCAGGCGGATCGAAGCGGCACGGCGCTGGGCAATCTCGACCGGACAATGCGGCGTAGGATTCGCCTTGTTCAGTTCCCCCTGAATTGCCGCTTTACCGACATCGCCGGCCCGCATGCCGGCTTTGTCTTTTGTGAGGTCAGGCCGTCGCATGGCGGGCCTCCTGATTCTTCGCACGTGCCTCTATGGACAGCCTGGCACGGCGCTTATGCAGTTCGCCGCGCTTTTCAGTTTCAGCCTCGGCCTTGGTAGCGAAATCGACGAGGAACTGCGCAACAACATCCGAGCGCCAGCGGCGGGAGTTCGTCGATACCAGGATGCCCTGCGGAAATTCGCCGGCCGCCACCATCTTCCAGACGGTTTGCGGAGATCGGCCAATGGCCAGCGCTACGGCGCGGACATCGAGCAGGATGAAGGGGATATGAGCTTGATTCGCGCTGGCAAAGGCGAGCGCTGCGTGTTGCTTGGTTTGCATGGACGTGCTCCTTGCATGCCAGCATCGTTCTCTGCCCCGCTGGCAACTATCAAGGTCGCACTCCTGCGCAACTGCTAATTGTCGGTTTATGCTCGAGACGGCCTTGAACAATCCAAGGCGCACCTCATGCGCACCCACCGTTACTACTCAACTACAGGGCGAATCCTATACGCGCATGGCGCAGAAACTGCACATTACTAGACGATGATAAATATAAATCGCATTCGATAGTGTGATAGGTAGCGGCAATCACGCAACCTGCCGGAACGGAACCACATTGAACGCCTCGCCCTTCTCGGCGGCTTCGAGCTTCGCGGCCCAAAGCTCTAGAGCGCGGCGGCGCTCAGTGAGATAGTCGTGCTTGTCGTAAATTGCGACCAGCCCGCCTAGAGAGTGATTCAGGCAGCGCTCGGCGACGATCAGGTCGACGCCCAAGGCGCCCAGGTGACTGCGGGCTGTGCTGCGCAGATCGTGGGGCGTCACATCGGCGAATGGGGCCGATAGCTTTTCCATTGCCCGGTTCAGGGTGCCTCGGCAGATGGTTGTAGATCCGCGGCGCTGCCTGGCGGGCAATACCATCGGAGAATTCCCGGCCAGGGCGCGAAGCTCTGTGAACTTGCCGACCACCCAAGGCGCCAAGGGTATGACGAAATCACGGCGTTCCTTGCGCCGGCCGGTTTTCTGGTTCTCGGGTGGAACGGTCCAGGTGCCCGCCTCGAAGTCGATATGCTCCCATCGCGCCAGTGCAAGTTCCGACTTGCGAACGGCCGTGGCCATAATGATCTTCATGGCGAGTTCGTTTTCCTTGCCCAGCGCCGGCAGCGCTTTGAGGAATGGGGCAAGCTGGCTATCGGTCAGGCTCAGTCTTTCGCGTGGGGCGTCCTGTTGTCCGATGATGGCCGGCGCCTTGAGGATTGCGCAGGGGTTCGATTCAACCAGGTGTTTGTGGATGCCATGAGAAAAGATTGCCGCGACCATGGCGAAGGCGTTGATGGCGACAGTCTTTGACCGCGTGGCGATCCGCTCGATCAGGGCAACGATCTCGCTGGGCTTGATTTCGGCAGCAGGCAGGACGCCGATGCGCGGCAGGATGTCCTTGTCGAGGTAGCGCCTCAGTTCGGCCTGGTACCGTGCCGACTTCGACGGTGCGACCTTCTGCGTGTAGTCCTCGGCCAGTTCCTTGAAGGTATTGGCCATGGCGCGTTCGATCTTTTCGATACGTTTGACGGCGGCAACGTCTTTCCCGCCCATCACCTCGACGCGCTTGGTTGCGGCCAGTTCGCGCGCTTTTGCCAATCCGATGTCCGGATACCTGCCTAGCGTGAGTTCGCGCTGCTTGCCGCCCCAGCGGTAACGCAGCAACCAGGATGCGGTTCCTCGCGCCGACAGCGTGAATGTCAGGCCATCCCCATCAGCCTTTCCCGGTACCGGCTTTCCGGCCTTGATCCACTTCCGGATCTGGATGTCGCTCAATTTGCCCATCTTTACTGGCCCTCCAAGGTGTCTGAGTAGCCAGGTGAGTAGCCAGAGCCAAGAAAGCCCTTTCTAGCTACTCAAAAATCTTTCGAGAACCGAAATTGATTCGTAGCTACTCGCCTAGCTACACACATTATAGGTGCTTGCCGAAAAGTTGCCGAGAGTTATAAAGACTGTTACGTATTGAAAAATAAGGGATAGTGAATTTTTCAGAAAAGTTACTGAGAGTCCGAGAGCCTGAAATCGATCTTGTTCTGCTCGAGGTCGACGCGCACCAGTTGCACCTTGACGCGGTCAGACAGCCGGTAGCGCGCGCCGGTGCGCTCGCCGACCATCGCATGCGCCTTCTCGTCGAAGTGGAAGTAGTCGCGGCCAAGGTCGGACACATGCACGAGTCCCTCGACGAACACCGTATCGAGCGCGACGAAGATGCCGAAGGGCACGACCGAGGAGATGCTGCCGGCGAACACCTCGCCGATGCGGTCCTGCATGTACCAGCACTTGAGCCAGGCCTCGACGTCGCGCGTCGCGTCGTCGGCGCGGCGCTCGGTGGCCGAGCAGGCCAGGCCGACTTCCTCCCAGTTCAGCGTGTCGTAGCGCCGTCCCGCCAGCGCCGACTTGATCGCGCGGTGGATCAGCAGGTCCGGATAGCGGCGGATCGGCGAGGTGAAGTGGGTGTAGCTCTCATACGCCAGGCCGAAGTGGCCGACGTTGTCCGGGCTATAGATCGCCTGCTTGAGCGAGCGCAGCATCACGGTCTGCAGCAGCTGCTTGTCGGGGCGGTTCTGGATCTTGTCGATCAGCTGCGCGTAGTCCTTGGCGTGCGGTTCCTCGCCGCCGCCGAGCTGTAGGCCGAAGGTGCCGAGGAAGTCGCGCAGCTTCACCAGCCGCTCGGGCGTCGGCCCTTCGTGGACGCGATACAGTGCCGGATGCTCGCGCTCCTTGAGGAAGTCGGAGGCGCAGACGTTCGCCGCGAGCATGCATTCCTCGATGATGCGGTGGGCGTCGTTGCGCTCGTAGGGTTCGATGCGCTCGATCTTGCCGTGGTCGTCGAAGACCATGCGCGTCTCGACGGTCTCGAAATCGATGGCGCCACGCTTGGCGCGCGCCTTCTGCAGGACGCGGTAGAGCGCGTCAAGGTTTTCCAGGTAGGGCAGCAGGGGGCCGATTTTCGCCAGCGCCACCGCATCCTTGTCGTAGAGCGCCGCCGCGACTTCGGTATACGTCAGTCTTGCATGCGACCAGATCACCGCCGGATAGAAGCGGTACTGCTTGATCACGCCGGTGGCGGAAATCGCCATGTCGCAGACCATGCAGAGGCGCTCGACCTGCGGGTTCAGTGAACATAGCCCGTTCGAGAGTTTCTCCGGGAGCATCGGAATCACCCGGCGCGGGAAATACACCGAGTTGCCGCGCTCGCGCGCCGTGGCGTCGAGGGCGTCGCCGTCCTGCACGTAGTGCGAGACGTCTGCGATGGCGACGACGAGGCGATAACCCTTGCCCTGGCGCTCGCAGAAGACGGCGTCGTCGAAGTCCTTGGCCGTCTCGCCGTCGATGGTAACGAGCGGCATCTCGGTGAGATTTTCACGGCCCTTCCAGTCCGACTTGCGCACCGCGTCCGGAATCTTCTTCGTCTGCGCCAATGCTTCCTTCGAGAACACGAAGGGCAGTTCGTGCTTGCGCAGCGCGATCTCGATCTCCATGCCGGGATCGGCATAGTTGCCGAGGATCTCGACGACGTGGCCGATCGGCTGAGCGTGCTTGGTCGGTTGCTCGATGATGTCGATCATCACCACCTGGCCGGCCTGCGGCCGCAGCGCTTTGCGGTCGCCTTTTTCCGGCGGCGCGATCAGAATGTCCTGGCTGATGCGCTTGTTTTCGGCGACGACGAAGAACACGCCGTGCTCCTGGAACACGCGGCCGACCAGGCGCGTGTTGGCGCGCTCGGTGACCTCGACGATGTGGCCTTCGGGCCGTCCCTTGCGGTCGATGCCGACGATGCGCGCGATGACGTGATCGCCGTGCAGCACCTTGGCCATTTCCTTCTCGGGCAGGAACAGGTCGGTACCCTTGTCGTCGCGCACGAGGAAGCCGAAACCGTCCGGATGGCCCTGCACGCGGCCCTTGATCAGATCGGCCTTGTCGGGCAGCAGCCAGTCGTTGCGGCGGTTCTGCATGAGCTGTGCGTCACGCGCCATGGCCCCGAGGCGGCGCTGGAAGGGTTCGCGCTCGAAGTCGGCGATGTCGAGCAGCTGACAGAGACGGTCGAAGCTGGTCGGCACGCCCTGCTCGGCGAGCACCTGCAGGATGTACTCGCGGCTGGGGAGGGGGAATTCGTAGTTCGCGCTTTCGCGCGCGAACTCGGGATCGGCGCGGCGGATCTTCGAAAGCTTGCGATTTTGCGATGTTTGCTTGTTTGACATTGATGGTTTTTTCATTAGAATGCGCGCCTTCGCACGCCTGCCCAGGTGGCGGAATTGGTAGACGCACTAGTTTCAGGTACTAGCGGGTAAAACCGTGGAGGTTCGAGTCCTCTCCTGGGCACCATAATGCAGACTGCGAGAACGTGATAGCGGCCACTGACAAGTGGCCGTTTTCATTTCCGCAATCCTACATTTTTTCCGCAATTCGCACTACATGCCGCGGCAAATATCTTCGTGCGGAAGCGATCTGAGCCCCATGATCGAGGCGGCAAAGAGGCAGGTAAGGCCTGTGCTGGTCTCGTCAGGGCTGATCAGTTGAACCGGTTGGCTTGACAAATCCCAATATGGGACTATATTTCTCCCATGCGAGTCATTGCCGTCAGCTGCCTGCGCACTTTCTGGGGGAAAAACCCGGATGCCGAGCAGTCATTGAAGTCCTGGGTGGATGAGGCGAAGAAAGCGGCTTGGCGCACACCGGCCGACATCAAGGGGCAGTACCGCAGCGCCAGTGTCCTCAAGAGCCGGCGGGTAGTCTTCAACATCAAGGGCAATGACTATCGCCTGGTGGTTGCGGTAGCGTATCGCTACCAGGCTGTCTACGTGAAATTCATCGGCACGCATGCTGAGTACGATGCGGTTGATGCCGAAACTGTCGATATGGGGCAATGACATGGAAATCCGTCCGATTCGTACCAAAGCAGACTACAAGGCCGCGCTTCGAGAGGTATCGGCGTATTTCGATCACGAGCCGGATCCCAAGACGCCGGAAGGGGACCGCTTCGAGGTGTTGCTGACCCTCGTAGAGGCATACGAGGCAAAGCACTTCCCGATCGATCTTCCCGATCCTGTCGAAGCCATCAAGTTCCGCATGGATCAGGCCGGGCTGACGCCGAAGGATCTGGTGCCCGCCATCGGCCGCCTGAACCGCGTCTACGAAATCCTCACCCGCAAGCGCCCTTTGACACTGAACATGATCTGGCGGCTACACGAGAAATTCGGCATCCCGGCCGAAAGCCTGATTCGGCCCGCCAAGCTGCAAGCGGCTTGATTCTCGGGGCACGACGTGGCGAAAGGAAAATCCACTAGGCGTGCAGCGCAAACGCTCACGCTGCTCCCCTCTGTCGGAAAACCAGACTTGGATCGAGCCGCAAAACTGCTGGCGCCGGTGATTGTTTCGATCTGGCAAAATCTTCAAGGGAAAATACCAGAGAGCAAGGAGCGGTAATGAACGACGATAACAGTTCATCGCATCCTGAATGGCAACAGATTTATCGCTCTTTGATTAAGCGAAAAGACGAATCGCTTGAAACGCTCAGATCAGAATCACTTGAAGAGATCGAGGCTTTCATTTTGGATTTTAAGCGAGAGGTGATTACCCTCGATCACCTGCTTTGGTTTCTCGCATCGGATGCCCTTCGGTTACTCAAGAAAGAGACGCCTCAAAAGCTGCAGAAGGTAGATTTTCTTTTCTACGAATCGTATGCGATCGTTCTTAGCATCGCCAAAAGAGACATCTTGTCTGGAAAACTGAAAGTCAAGTATCTCGCCACATTGGCCCCGATCAATAGCGAACCATCCGTCATTGCCTGGTGCAATAAAAGTCATGCGACAGAAAGAATCGAACTTTCCAAGCCTCATCGAAGAATAGTCGTGACGCTGGGTGATGCGCGTGCCTGGATTGCTGAAAATGAAATGCCAATGCCAAGGTGGCTGACAACAGGCCATACCCAATCTGGCATGGAGAAGAATGGATTAATGAGGGTGAGGGAGAGGTACAGAAACAGGTATATCGAATTATGTAGGATGGGCTGTAAATCGAAACTTAAAACTCTCGCGAAGGAGTTTAACCGCACCGAGTCGACTGTCCGGAAACACATCTACCCACTGGATAGTTGGTTTGTGAGGTAGGCCTTCCAAACGGTATTCAGCATAGGCAATAAGTAACAATATTTCCCCTTGCTTGTTACCCCGGTAACAAGCGCAAAGTTCTAGCCATGTCTGCAAAGCGCCATTGGGCGCCACTGGAGTTCAGTCATGGCAAATTCATTCAGGATCATGCGCAGTCCCGAGGTCATCCAGATTTCTGGGATGCCTCGATCAACGCGCGTTCTTCATATCTCCAAGGGCTTGTGGCCCCGTCCAGTCAGTATTGGCGGACGGGCGATCGGATGGCTATCAACCGAAGTTGATGCAATCCTCGCCGCGCGGGTAGCGGGTAAATCGGACGAGGAAATCAGGCAGCTCGTCAGGAATCTCGAAGCCCAGCGCACGGCAGCCATGCCGAAGGCGGCATGAATCTACCAAAAATCCTTCATGCAGCGAAATGCATCGCTATGGTGCAGCAATTCGCAACGGGTTCAAGCAATGGCCGATGCAAAGCCGCGCCAGTGCTGGCGGACCTCTCCGCAGCCGCTGCACCTGCAATGAAAGTGCCCCAAAAAGCGTGCAGGCGTGGCGGGGGTCACGGCGCGCGCGGGGGGTACTGGCCGCTGGTCATCGATGACCAGCGCAACTCGCTAAACACCTCAATCAGTCGAGCGAGGACGGCGCAGAAGGCACGATCGCCCGCTTCGGTGATGGCGGGCGTGGACGCATCAACGAACCGCTCCAAGGCCTGCCTATGGCCGGCGAGCCCCTATGTTCTTCCTGACCGGCGACCCATGTCCCGCCGATTGGGAAGGGCAAGCATCTGGTGCTGCAAAACCAGGTGCAGCGGCGCTGGGTGCGCTAACACCCGGCGCCGCACCCAACCACTCGAAAACACCAACCAACCATGAGGGTGAACACATGAATGAGAAGTACAGGCCCGGATCGTTGCCCGAGGAGCGCGCCGCGATCGAGAGTTTCAAGGCATTGGGCGAACGCTTCAATGAGGCGGTCGCCAAGCACAAGGAAATTGCCGAAAAGCAGGACCGGCTATCTGAACTGGCCAGCCAGGTCAATGACGAAGCACGCAATCTGTCGGAAAAGTTTCGGGAAACTATCAAGAGCGGTGGCAATGATGTCGAGACGATCGCAAAGTTGCGAGGCCAGATGCGGGAAAGCCTTGAGACAGCAGAAATTTACGCAGAATCGGCGCGCGCATGCGAGCGAGAGGCCAACTTGGCCAAAATCAACGCCGGCGACCTGAGTGGCGCGGCGACCACGCTGCGCGGATCCATCCTTACCATGATTGCAGAGAATGCGCTGAAGGCGTCTCTTACCGGCCTCGACGATTTATTCGTCGGCATTCGATTGTTCGAGTTGTCGATCAATAGGTTAGACACGCGAATTACTGCGAATCCTGCGGTCGTCGATCAGCTCGACTACGCAATTAAAGAAGTCCAGACGGAAATCCGACTGAGGTACAAGGATTGGATCATCCGGCAGGAGGGCATGGCTCTAGAAGACCTATTCCCCGAACTGTTTGGCCAATTTGAGTTTCACCAGTATCCCAAAATGTCCCCGGCCCAGAAGCACGTGGCGGACAGCGCAGTGCGGTAGACGATGAAAATTAAATGCCCCCATTGCGGTTCTGCACAAACCGCTTTCGTCGGTCAGCACGATACGAGTGCCGGACTAGAACTGTCTTTCCGCTGCGTCAACCCAAAATGCAACGGCCAGTTTTACGGGCTTCTCACCATGACTCGCGGCGTCGCGCCAGGCACCGAGAAATTCAGCACCAATAAACCCCAGCACTCGCAACAGATCCTGACCGACTTCTGAAAACACCATTAACCCACGAAAGAAAATCATGGACACCATCACTCTTGAAACCCCCATCCAGCGCGGCGAGACCAAGATCACCGAAATCAAGCTGCGCAAACCCGCCGCCGGCGAGCTGCGCTGCATCAGCATGCGGTCGATCATCGATCTCAGCGTGGACTCTGTGCTGCTGCTGTTGCCCCGCATCAGCGACCCTACCCTCACGGATGTCGAGTGTGGGCGAATGGATCCCGTCGACATCATGCAGGCGTCAGGAGTCATCGCAAGTTTTTTCGTCCCGAAACAAGCGCTGGAAGAAGCCCTGACCAGCTTGTAATTCCAGATCGGGTTGAGGATGCCATCGCGGATATCGCCACCGTGTTCCATTGGTCGCTTGAATCCATATCCACGATGAGCATCCACGAACTAGCAGTCTGGCACGGCAAGGCGCTTGAGCGATATGGAGTGAACGATGGGCAGTGAAAAAGTGAGAATTGAAGTCGTTCTTGCAGCGATCAACAAGGCCGCTGGCCCTCTGCTTGACGTTGCCAAAGGCAGTAGCGCTGCTGCCAAGGCTCTCAAGGCCGCCAAGGAGCAACTGAAGGGTCTGAATGACCATCAAGGCAAGATCAACAGCTTCAACGCGGCCGTCGAGGCGTCCCGTAAGGCATCCGCCACCTATCGCGACCAAAAAGCAGCGCTGGCCGAACTTGGGACAAAGCTGAACGCGGCCAGGGAGGCGCAGGCCAACATGGTCGGAGCCGTCAAGCTGGCGCGCGCCGAACACAAGCAACTGGCGGCCGCGTTTCGCAAGGACGACTCAATCCCTGGCTTGGCCAGCAAGCTCTACGATGCCAAGAAAAATCTTGAAAAGCTCGAGGGGCAGTACAGCAGGTCGATCAATGCTACCCGCCGCTTCAAGGAGGCCATCAAGCTCGCGAATCACGATCTGGATGGCGCAAAGCGCGCCAAGGACCGCGAATCGGAATCGTTGCGCAAGCTTTCCGCCGCGATGCAGGAAGTCGGTCTCGGCACCAAGGGGCTGGCGGGCAAGCAAGCGGATCTCGCGAAGCAGATCGAGCTGGCCAATTCCAAGGTAGAGAAACAGCGGAAAATCATGGACGGCCTCGATGCCGCGCACGCGAAGCATGCCAAGCTGATGGGACTGTCGAATCGACTGCGTTCCGGCGGCGCCAAGGTCGCCGGCATTGGCGCGGGCGTCAATGCCGTTGCAGCGGTACCCGTGGTTGCTTATGCAAAGGCCGAGAATTCGGCAACGCAACTGAAGATCGCCATGATGCAGGCCGGCGGCAAGGTCGCGACGGAGTTCGAGAAGATCAACGATCTCGCCATGAAGCTGGGCAATCGCTTGCCGGGGACGTCGAGCGACTTCCAGGACATGATGACCATGCTGATACGCCAGGGCATGCCGGCGAAAAGCATCCTCGGCGGCCTCGGCGAAGCGACGGCCTACCTGGCCGTGCAGATGCAGATGCTGCCAACCGAGGCGGCCGAATTCGCAAGCAAGCTGCAGGATGCCACGCGCACCGCCGACAAGGACATGATGGGCCTGATGGACACCATCCAGAAGACCTTCTATCTTGGCGTCGAAAGAAGCAACATGCTGCAGGGCTTCGCCAAGCTGACCCCTGCCCTGTCCATCATCAAGAAGGAAGGTGCTGCGGCCGCCAAGGCCCTCGCCCCGCTGCTGGTCTTGACTGACCAGGCTGGCATGGCGGGCGAAGCTGCCGGCAATGCCTATCGCAAGATTTTCCAGAAGAGCATGGACACCGACAAGATCAAGAAGGTGCTTGATGGCTTGGCGGTGGAAAAGGGTATCAGGCTCAAGCTCGATTTCACGGACGGCAAGGGCGAGTTTGGTGGCCTTGAAAACATGTATGCGCAGCTGGCCAAGCTGAAGGGGCTCAATACCGAAACCCGACTGGGAGTGATCAAAGATCTCTTCGGCGACGATGCGGAAACGCTTCAGGCACTGTCGCTGATGATCGAAAAGGGCATCGACGGCTATCGAGACGCCCAGGCGAAGATGGACGCGCAAGCAGACATTCAGCGCCGCGTCAATGAGCAACTGGGTACGTTGCGCAACCTGTGGGATGCGGCAACCGGCACGTTTACCAATGTCCTTGTCGCGCTCGGCGAATCGATCGGCCCGGAGTTGCACGCCATGACAGAATGGCTTGGCGAACTAGCGGAGAAAATCCAGCGCTTGGCCAAGGAGAATCCAGGGCTATCCGCCGCCATCATGAAAACCGCTGCTTATGGCGGGATGCTGGCGGTCGCCCTGGGCGGCCTGGTCGCTACCGCATCTGCTGTCATAGTACCTTTGGCTGCCTTGAAATTCAGCATGGCCTATCTCAGCGTGCATGGATTCGGTCTCTTATCGATACTCGGAAAAATCGGTGCCGTCTTTCCGCTGATCGGAAACGGCCTACTGTTCCTGGGGCGGGCGATGCTCACCAACCCATTCGGAGTGCTGATCACGGGCGCACTGCTGATCTACACCTACTGGGAGCCCATCTCCGGGTTTTTCGGAAAGGTATGGGATGGAGTATCGCGGGCGTTCAAACTGGCCTGGGCTGAAATCAGCCAGACCATCGAGAACGTCAAGGCGGCCGGCGCGCAAATCATCGATGGCATTCTGGCTGGCATATCGTCCAAATGGGAAGCGCTCAAGGCCAAGATCGCCGAATTGGCCAGCATGCTCCCAGAGTGGCTGCGCAAGCCGCTCGATATCAATTCACCATCGCGTGTATTCATGGCGATTGGCGATTCGACGATGGAAGGTCTGGAGATGGGCATCGCCAGCGGTCAGGGCGGACCGCTTGACGCGCTTTCGCGGGCTGCCAGAAACATTACGGCCGCAGGCGCAGGCATGGTGATTGGAGGGGTCGCCATGGCGGGCGGTGTGCCAGGCGCCGGCGGCTCAGTATCTGGTGGAGCTGGGCTCGGACAAGGCAATAACTTCAACTTCTATATCTATGCCGCGCCCGGCATGGATGCGCGCGACATCGCGAATGAGGTCAGAAACGAGATCGCGAGGATCGAACGTGAAAACTCCGCCAGGTCGCGCAGCAGGCTATCCGATAGGGATTAACCATGACCAAGAAAAGCAAGGGAACACAGCAGGAGCGCTGGTACGGCATCGACCTCGCCCGCAGAAGCCCGTATCAACCCGGCGGCAATGTAACAGCGCAGTCAAAGCATAAAACGAGGACCATGCCGGCCCCTCGGAAAGCGGCAGGTAGGTAATGCGATTGAAATGTCCGCACTGTGGCGGGACCGCGCACATTCGCACCAGCAGAGATCTGAGCGAAATAACACGCGAACTCAGTATTCAGTGCTTGAACGTCGAATGCTCCCATTCCTGGGTGGCGATCATCGAAGCAGTGCGAACCATCGCTCCCTCGATGACGCCCAACCCCGCCATACACATCCCGTTATCGCCTCGCGTTGAGAACTGGAGAGCATGAACAAGCGCCCGAATGCATTCCGCATGCCTGGCAAGCGTCGGCTGCCAACGACAATAAAAATGGCCCCCGCAGGGGCCAAAGGTGTTACACATGAAAGAAAGCAGAGACAGCGTAAAGCATATCTATCCACATAGCCTTCTGCAATGGGCAATGCCCATCGCTGGTTTATGGAAATCGCTTTTACATCTACTGTCGCGGGTTTTTAGACCTGTCCGGTTCTGTAGCTTTTGAATTGTCCGCTTTTTGGCAGGGGGCGGGAAGCGGCGGAGGGCGTAG